CCTCAACTAGTTTGAGACTATGCAACAATTGTAGTCCCCACGAAATGTTCCTGGCTGACACAATCCTTAGTATCACACGTGACCTCAAGGAAATTGCTTCACTTGTAAACCACTCCGGACTCGCATTGAAATTGCTCGGTGCCGTCAGTGTGGCCTCAAGCGCTTATTTGTTAGTGGATAAAGTGCTGCAGTGGATAGACGGATTAATAGGTGGACCCTATCCCTCTATAGTTTCAAACCCAATCGTAAGAGCCCTACAGAGGCTCTTAGTCGACTACACTCGCGAAACCGTAAACTTTTCGTGGTTTCCCTTGAACTCGCTTACTGGCAATGACGCGCCGCAGAGACAAGCAAACAACGGGCACGCGATCTCCGGCTCAGTCCGAGACGACGCCCGGGTGCTCATCGCAAACGCCGTCAGCTCAGTTGGAGCGGGACAATACGAACTGTCCCCCGCTAAGCAGTCGAGTTCTAACGATGGTACGCCAAACCTGGTCCAGCACTATTCAGTGGGTGACCTCTACGGATCTATGGACAACCGTTGTCCGACCCGTCGCCAAGTGGCTACGGGTGTCGACACGGATTATTACGTCCGAGATCCGAACGTCTTACTCGATGCTGAAATACCTGTTATCCTTTTCACGTTCAACCCCATTTCTGTCGCGGGCAAGGACGGTGATTCGGCTTTCAGGATTAAGGGCGACCAGGTCACTTATGAGGTCAGCGGGGGGAACAGTTGGACGCACGGTGTTTGGGATTGGTGTAATTTCGGGGAATTTATTTCCGTCCGATCCCGTCCGCGCAATCTGCTTCACCGCCTTCTTGACTTCATTGGCCTTCCTCGTATGGTGCATTATAAAGTGCACCATTCTCGCCCTTGGCTCTCTTCTCCGAACCGTTGCCTCGTATGGATCCTACCTGTGGGTGCGAACCGACAGCTCTCTTGGGCTCCGTCTGAACTCCACTATCGTAGACTTCAACGAGTCCGTTATGCGTCAACTGTGCGCCCCGGATGGAACACCATCGTGCACTCTGGCCCCGGAGGAGACCAAGCTATAAACATCGGACGAGCGGGAGATGACGTGTCGTTTACCATGGCGAAGACCGATCATGATTTGTTGTTGGGACTGGGATCAGCCCAGTCAGTGACAACGAGGTTGCTGTCGATGGGATATAAAGATCCGAAGCAACTCATGATTTTCAGTCAGTACTTTGCCGGGAAACAATACGTCCACGACGAGTATGCGAGAGTAGGTAACCCAGTAACAGCACCGATCTACTGGCCAGCATCATGTCAAGCTGATGAGCCAGAGTGTGCAGCTCGTGTCTATGCGCTGCCAGTGTTAAAGGATGAGGAGGCCTCCGCACCTATGATCAGAAGGTGGGAGGTTTTGTCCGAATCGTTGGACCAGAGGGTCACAATGGTCAGGAATGACAAAACCCCAGGAAAGCGAATTCAAGAGTTCGCTCATAGGTTTGTCAAACTGGTCGTTGGCCCAACGCCCGATGCCGGTGAACCCTACAGTCTTGAGGAAACTCGGGATCTGTTGGATAAACCCAGCCAAACACTGGCGGTCATGAACATCTGGGATACAGTGGATGTTGAATGCCGAGAGTTAATCGAGGCATTTGTGAAGAACGAAGCGTGCACCAAGCCGCCTCGAATAATCAGCTCCTTTGCTGACGCGCGCTTTCTGCTCGTTCTTTCCTCATTCACATTGAAATTCCGAGACACCATACTGCATGCCGACCACAACAAACACTGGTTCATGCCAGGATCGACTCCAGCACAAATCGCGGAGAGGCTGAGAGAGTACGTGACTGGGATCGACGTGCCCATCGAGGGAGATTTTGCGAACTTAGACGGATCTGTGTCCGCGTGGTTACAGAGAAACGTTATGAATGCTGTGTATATGGCGTATTTTGGGAATAATCCAGCTCTGATTAAGATGCTCAATATGCTGGTGTCGAGCCCCGCCCGAGCTAAAAAGTTTGGGTGGAGGTACGATGCTGGCGTGGGCGTCAAGAGCGGGTCCCCAACCACATGCGACCTTAACACTGTGCTTTCTGCGTTCATCATGTTCTGCGCAATACTGATGACGTGCCCGGATTTAACCGATGAGGACGCCTTTGCGCTCATTGGCTTGTGCTTCGGCGACGATACGGTATTTGAGAAGATGTTCCGTAAGATGTTCGTAAAAGTGGCTAACGAGCTAGGACTAACGCTGAAGGTGGAGGTGTGCCGCCCGGAAACGGGTGTGACCTTCCTCGCCAGAGTTTGGCCCGACATACTCGAGTCGCTAACTTCGTTCCAGGACCCACTGAGGACCTGGTTGAAGCTCCACTTGACGATGCGCGACCCTTCCGTGCCCATAGGAGACGCGGCAATTGACCGGCTCCTTGGGTATCTCACCACCGACGAATTGACCCCCATAACCGCAGAATACGCCAAAGCGGTCGTGCGCCATTATATGCCGAGCGAATCTAAGAACAGGAGGAATCGAAAATGCATCCTCAGAGAGAAGCCATATTGGTGCACAGAGGGAGGTAGCTGGCCGCAGAGCAAGGAGGACGACGAGCTCATGTTGAATTGCATATCCGCAAGGACCGGCATTTCGACTGAGGTCTTGTCGGAATATCGACTGGCCTTGCAATCTGCCAAGTCCCCTTGGGAATTCCCACAGATCGACCGAGGCGAAATTGCCATGAAGGATGGCATAGATCGTGAGGGAATGCCGCATGGGGCAGTAGACCTCGTTTTGCTGGAACGACAACATGAGTCAAACAACCTACGAGCGTCTGGAGTCTTTGCCGAAGGCGGTGGACCTGGTGGTGGTGAGCGTCGCGAGGACGATCAATCCGGATGGCAGCGCGTATCCCACGGTTCGAAAGGACCTAGAGGCATACCTGCAGTTTCTGTCCGGCCACCTGGGAAAGCTGAGCCGCGCAACGACCGCCCTCCTCATCAAGCCCGCGGTGGCCGCCTACCTGAAAGGGGAGGAGGTCACCGTGGAGGCCGTGGTGGCAGAGGAGGAGGTGGCACTGGCCGAGCGATTGAGCGCCGCCAGGAGGACCCTCGTGGAATTGGAAGAGCGACTGGCCCGGCTGGCGCCAGGGGAGGAGGAGCCCCGGCCAACCAACATCCCCAAAGAGGGGAAGGAAGGGCAGTGATGGCCGCGAGGAGGGATGGCGTTCCCCCCGGGCCGATGAGTTGAAGAACAACGGACCGCGCGCTGGGCGTGCAACAAATAAATTTGTGCAACACACAA